ACCAGATGGTGTTGTAAATGAGTGTAAGAAATGCTTTACAATGCATATTAATATTAATGAACCCTCTAGTTTTTTAGGACTATTGGAAAAAATTGATATTCCTTACATTGAAGCAGAATGGAATACATTTGTAGAACGTTATGGTAATGACCCAAAGACTACCCCAACAGCTATCTTTGGACGCTATCTTGCGAAAATGAAGTTGAAGCAATTTAGTAAATACAATTTTGCTGATACTGATAAGTTCGTAGAAGAACAAAAGATGCGTGAGATTAGAGATAAAGCAGAAAAACTCGCGCAGATTAATAAGTACCGTGATGCCCAGGCATCTGGTGCTACTCTTGAGAATTTAGAAGAATTAGATTTAACTGGATTCTCAGAAGAAGAAATTCAAAAATTTTTCCCGAAACCTGAAGAGTTATTTGAAATTTCTGATAGTCCCGACGATGAATTAACAAAAGAAGATAAAACTTATTTAGTTCAAAAGTGGGGCAAGACATATACTATTCCAGAGTGTATCAAACTTGAAAAGCTATATTTAGAAATGATGGATTCTTATGATATTAGAACTGCATCTCACTTGGATTATTTATTAAAGATTTGTAGAATCTCTTTAAAAATTGACCAAGCTCTTGAAGTAAATGATATTGATGGATTCCAAAAAATGAGTAAGGTTTATGACCTCTTAATGAAATCTGCGAAATTTACTGCGGCTCAAAATAAAGAACAAAGTGATGATTATACTGATTCTGTTGGTATTTTAATTGGACTTTGTGAGTCCGAAGGTTTTATCCCTAAGTACCACAATGATGAAAGACAAGATATTGTTGATTTTACATTGAAAGATATGAATGGATATGTTGATAAACTTATTCGTAATGAAATGAATCTTGGTAATATGATTGAAGTTTATTTACAGAAAATGATACAAGAAGAATCAAAAGAAGAAGACGAAATGACTGATGATGATGAAGTTATCATATTAACTGAAAAAGAGCAAGATTTATTAAAAGATAGTGATTACGATGAATTCAACGAGATGTTAGAAGAAGAAGTTGAATTGGATGAAGAAATGTTGAAAAAGAGTGGAGATTTATCATGAAAAACTATGAATATAGTCCAGGTCTTCAAAAACTTTTAACAAAAAAAGAATATAATATGAGCGATGCTTTATTAGGAGCTTTAAACCTAGAAAGAAGCGCTCAGAAAATTGGTTTGTCAGAAGAAAGAATAAGAGAGGCCCTTCCAGTAGTAAAAGAATTTGCTTCTTTTTGGCGTGAATATCCAGACTTATTTATTGATTTTCTTCTTCCTAAAGATTCAAAGTTTAATTTATTTTTCTATCAAAGATTATTCTTGCGTGCGGCGATTCGTCATAAATATTGTTATGCGACATTCCCTCGTGCGTTCTCAAAATCTTTTTTGGCGGTTCTTGTATTAATTATTAGATGTATTCTTTATCCAGGCGCGAAGTTGTTTATTGTGTCTGGTACTAAAGAACAAGGCGCGTCTATCGCGAAAGAAAAAATTGAAGAATTATTAGAATTAATTCCTGCTTTAAGAAATGAAATTAATTTTAAGAAAACTTTATTTGGTAAAGACTATGTTAAGGTTGAATTTAAAAATGGTTCAAGACTTGATGTTGTTGCTGCTAGAAACTCTACTCGTGGTGGTCGTCGTCATGGCGGTCTAATAGAAGAAGTCGTGTTAGTTGACGGATTAGCTTTGAACGAAGTAATTTTACCTTTGATGAACGTTTCTCGTCGTGCTAAAAATGGTAAAGTAGATGATAATGAAAGTTTAAATAAATCTCAAATTTATGTAACAACAGCTGGTTATAAAGGTACATTTAGCTATGATAAATTATTACAGCTTTTAATTTGGCAAATTGTTCGTCCTGAATCTGCTTTTGTTTTTGGTGGAACATGGCGTATACCCGTTTGTAAAATAGCGGCTTAATATAGAAATATATTTCGAATAAACTCTTTAATTTAGAGGAACTCTTTGGACACAACAGGTAAAATTTATACAGGTAAATTCCAATTAATATAAAGGAGGAATTTGTATGTATGGTTTTATTTATGAAACAACTAATTTAATAAATGGAAAAAAATATATTGGTAAAAAACAATATATAGATGGATGGGAAACTTATTTTGGTAGTGGAATACTATTAAAAATGGCTATTAAAAAATATGGAATAGACAATTTTCGACGTTTAATTCTATGTGAGTGCAAAACTGAAAAAGAATTAAATGAAAAAGAAAAATTTTATATTCAATTATATAATGCAAATAATAATGAAATGTATTATAATTTAGCTGAAGGTGGCACTGGTGGAAAAACTACTCAAGATGGAATAAAGCATCCAAAAAGTAATAAAAAAGAAATTATTGGTTATGATATAAGAAATAATATAGAATATCATTTTTATTGTATTAACACTTTTTGTAAAAAATTTAATGATTTCGACCAAAGACAAATTTCAGATTGTCTACATGGAAAACAAATGAGTGTTAAAAATTTTATTTTTAAATATAAAAATGAATTTAATTTGGAGCAAATTCCGAATAGATTAAAATTAAAAATATTAAAAAAAGATAAAGAAGAATATTTATTTATTTTACCATCAGAACTAAAAAAAATTATAGATTCCAGAAGAATTAGTGAAATGTATAATGGTAAACGTAAAGAATACCAAGGTTATACAGTTGAATTCAAAGACAATTCTAAGCCAAGCCTTATTTATTTAGAATAAGGAAGGTTCAACGACTATCCTTGAAATGGGCATGAAAATTGCCAATAGGAGTAGGGCGCAAGCATAAGGCGTGGGTGAGAATCCCTTAAATCGAAATGGGAGTCATCTGAAAAGATGGTGATATAGTCTACTCTATATAGTGATATATAGCAGTTCATAAGAGAACGTAATAGATGTTGCGAATCTATTAGAATACAAGGTATGCACAAGTTATTAGATAAAAACTTTGTTACTGACCTTAAGCTTGATGGTACTTTTAATGAAACATCATTTGCAAGAGAATATGAAAGTGAATGGTCTGGTTCTGTTGAAGATGCGTTCTTTAAACCAGATTTATTTGATAAACATAGGGCCTTAAAACAACCTGAATATGAATATAGTGGTAGAACTACTGCGAAAGCATATTATGTTATTTCTGTTGACGTTGGACGTATTGGATGTCAATCTGCGGTTATGGTATTTAAAGTAACTCCTCAAGTAAAAGGAATGGCTATTAAAACCTTAGTTAATCTTTATACTTTTGATGAAGAACATTTCCAAGCACAGGCTTTAAAGATTAAACGATTATTTTATAAATATAATCCAAGAGCTATTGTAATTGATGGTAATGGTTTAGGTGTTGGTTTAGTTGACTGTATGGTTGTTCAAACAACTGATGAACTCACAAAAGAAACATATCCACCTTTTGGCATTATTGACGATAAGGAAGGTCTATATAAAAAGTTTATTACAGATGATACAGAGCGTGAAGTAGTTTATATTATTAAAGCTAATGCTGAAATTAATACAGAAGCTCATACTAATGTATTAAGTCAAATTAGTTCTGGTAAAGTTAAATTCTTGATTGATGAACGTGCGGCTAAAGCTAAATTCTTATCTACTAAGATAGGTGCGGCGGCGTCATCTGACCAAAGGGCAAATTATTTAAAACCATTTACTCTAACTTCCATATTAAGAGAGGAAATGTTAAATTTAAAAGAAGAACGTGAAGGAAAATATTTAACATTAACTCCTGTAAATAAGAAAATTAAAAAAGATAAATTTTCTGCTTTTGAATATGGATTATATTATATCAAAATCTTAGAAGAACAAGGTAGAAAAAAGAAGCGTGGACGTATGTCTGACATGATGTTCTTCACTCCAAGTAGGAGGTAATTAAAAATGGTTGGTATTTATTGTTTTACTAATAAAATTAATAATAAAAAATATATAGGTCAATCTACAAATATCCAACAACGTTTTAATGAGCATAAAAGTAAATATAAAAATTATAACAATAAAACTAAGTTTTATAATGCCTTAAGAAAATATGGTTTTGAAAATTTTGAATTTAATATTATTGAAGAAATAACGACAGATGATTTAGATATACGAGAGACTTATTGGATTACATATTATGATTCTTTTAACAATGGTTATAATAGTACTCCTAGTTCTGAAAGTATTATGAAAAAGGGAGAAGAACATCCTAATTCTATATTAGCAAAAGAAGATGTTCTTAAAATTAAAATATTGTTAAAAGATTCTTGTTTGACACAATCAGAAAT